CACCACCAGCAGGACGATCAGCAGGTGACACACTCCGCGCGTGCCCAGTAGAACCTCGGGCATGACGTCTGCGACCCACACCAGGGCTTGGTAAAGGTATAGGCCGATTGCGCTCAGGAATGTTTCAACCGACGGCCGCTGCATGAATTCATTCATCAGGTTTGCCTCGCTTCACGAATGCTGGCAGGAACATGCCGGCAATACCTGAAGCCCACTCTAACCATTCTGGTTTAGGCCCACCGTCAGACCAGCGTTTTAGTGATCCGACCAGCCAGGATGCCAGCGCCGATACAAGGCAGGCCAGTAGCGCTGCCAGTCCGATGTTTGACCAAACCCCGAAAATAAATATCCCGAACAAGTACCCGACGATAAACGAGCCCAGCGCGTAGAAGAACCGCGAACTCCAAGGAAGCGACGCTGATGCCGCGAGGAACATGCAACACCCACCAATAGCTCCCATCGCCAGGCTCTGATCGTACGTCAGCAACAGCCCGGCCACTGCAACACCAGTCCCATTTGCCGCAACGGTCGCTACAGCGCTGCCAACTACACTCTCTGCGGCCATGGGAACCTCGTTCGGCTAAATCTCATCTGCTCTCTACCATGAGGCGGGGCGGCTCCATTCAAGCCCTAACACCCAGGCACACATGGCGAAGCCGAACGGGGCCTTATTAGGGCCCATTATGATCAAATCGGCTGCGCCGGCACTCCCAGCTCGGAGCGACGGGTGTGGGCGAGCCGAAAACGCAAAAACCCCGCACGATGGCGGGGTTTCTTGGAGCAAGTTGCCGTAGGCAAAATACTCAATGTGGCGAAATGATGCCGTCAGCCGCACGGGAAGTCAAGCGGCCTCTTTCATCTTGAAAATTGCCGCTCCAATCGGGCTGAGAGCCATGCGATCCAAGTCCTCACAGCAGTCGAATGTGAGTCGCACCACGCACTCCCAGTCGCGGTCCCAGTTGAACGATTCCAGCCGTATTCCGTACTCAGCCAGAAGCCATGAGCGAAACGATTCAGGCTTGATTAAGGGATCAGTATTGGCCGACTGCCCGCCCTGGTGCATGTAGCGATAACGCCGCATCACCCCCTTGACCACAAACTGCAGCTTTTCGCGCTTCGCCGAGGTCATGCGTTTAGACTTGGAAACCACCATTCCGAATAGCAGATCCTCCGCAGCTTCGCGGATATCGTCATCCCGATTGGCGGCGTACATGAACTCCCCGAATACCCGCACCTGAGGGTGAAGACGGGCGATGGCGGACTGAATATGACCAGCCAGTGCGCTGTGCATGGCGTGATTAGCGGTTGGACCGCGCTCAGTGGCCTGCACCACCACGCCCAATTCCACGACATCAGATGTCTGCCCTGGGGCCGGGTTGTAGGTGCAGTCATGCCATGCTTGACGAGCCGAATTTATGTTCATGCTGCCGCCCTCTTCAATTCTCTGGTCAGTTCGCGGTAGTGCGCGGTCATCGCCTTCAATTCGTCGACCGTGTATTTCTTGGGCTCATGAGGGCCTTCAACCCACTCCACCTGCTCGGCGCCGATCCGCTGTAACAGGTTGATCCGGTAATTCACGATGTCGCCTGACTTGTGCGTGTTGCATGGCGAGCACTGCAGGTGGCAGTTCAGCGGCTCGAAGCGCAATTCCGGGGCGCTTGCGACCGTCCGATAGTGGCCGGCGTCATTCTTCCCTTGGTGGAACCGCCCACAACTGATGCACGGCTGGTCGGCATCGCGAGCACGAACCCAGGCGTTGAATGCCACTTGGGTGTCCTTCATGTGATCCGCCCTGCTCTTCAGCTTCTCCCGGCGAACCTTGATCTCCCGTCGCTCACGCTGATCAATGGCCTTGCGCGCTACATCCTGATTCGCCGGGGCGATGGCCAGGCCGCATTCCCAGCCGCAAACCTTCTGCCCCAGCTTTGTTGGTGCGAACGCAACCGAGCAGGCAGGATTGGCGCAGGTCTTCTTCTTGCGGGCGATCATTGCTCTGCCCTCGCCTGCTCATCGCGTGCCATGCGGTCGTCGACTAATTTTGCGTAGCCAGCTATGTCATGGAAATTGTCCCGATAGTTAGGATCGCCGTTGAGCATCCGTGCGATTTTGTAGGCGATGACGGTGAGCGCTTGCCGCTGATCAGGGGCAAGACGACTCCAGCCAGCCTGTGAGCGCATTACTTCCTGCAGGTCCTGTGCGATGCATGCGTGATGCTCGAACGAGCCGTAGCGCTCACCACGCTCGGCCAGAGTTGATTCGATACTCATGACTGCAACCCCCGATCCCGCGATTCAGTTATGAGCGGCGCCTGCCCCTCATCCAGATTCCACGGCTCGACATGCGGGCAACCGGTACACATGCGAACGAACTGGCTGGCGAGGTCGGACATCGGCTCGCTGCAGACTGGGCAGGGTTTTCCTTTGGCCGAGTCGGTCATGGCTTCAACTCCAGCTGGCCAGTGGTGTCGCCGTCAACGCACCACATTGCTGGCTTGCCGTGGACAGTCACGCTGACGCAGGTCACATCGGCTTTCGTGACGTAGAAAGTGGTCGCGATACCATCGTAGGCAAAGCGATCAAATATCTGGATGGCGAGCACTGCGATGAACATTCCGGTGATCAGCGGCCAAATGGCCCAGCGAACTGCTCTAGTGATCCGATTCATACAACCGCCTTGGCAGGAATGCCGGTGTTTTCCAGCCAGTCCATTTCGAAATCCTTGATCGCTTGTGCGTAGGACTCGACCTGTTCGGTGGCGATGGAGCCGAGGACAGAGCTGACAGCGCTGCCGTATTGGTTGACGTCGCCGATGAGGATCAGCTTTGGATGGCCGGCAATCTTGACGATCATCCCCGGCAGGAACTTGGCTGGAGCGCCTTGGGTGAATTTGAGGTTGAAGAGGCTCATGCTGCTTGCTCCCACTGCTCTGGCATCTGCCCTTTCGGCTCGCTCCAGACGATGTTTTTATCGACGCCGAACGCATACATGCACTCGATCACGTCGCCCAGTTCACGGACTGTCATGCGCTTGGTGCTGACGCCGAGCATCACCACCCCACCATCGATACCGGCAGCCATGCGTACTTCCTGCCGGGCAGCAGCGGTCATCAAGGATTTCCAGTCCTCGGCATCGAGGCGCTGCATAACGCCATTGACCGGCCACTGAACTTGGCGGGAGATATCGCCCAACATGGCCCAGAGCTTGGCGTTCTGTTCCAGGGTGCGGCGGCTCTTGACCGGGCGGACGATGATCTCCACCGCGGTGGCGGCAGACAATTCGAAGGCGAAGAGATAGGCCAGTTTGAAAACGTCGCGGATTCGCGCAGATCCAGCCGACCAGAAGTGGCGAGGCTTGTGGATGACATCACCCATGGGAAGCCTCCTTGCTCATAGCTGCTTGATGAATCCTTTCTACGCAGCCTGCCAAGTCATGCTTTTTCTGGAAGTACTCGCTTGCATACGCTCCCCAGGCGGCAACCTCCTCTGACGCTTCCAGAAGCGCCTTGCGCAGAGATTCGTTCTCAGCCACCAGCGCCCCAATCACGCCATACGCCTCGGCAATCAGGTTGTTGGCTTCGTGTATCTGAGATGAGCCGCGTTGCAGGCGTTTTTGCAGATCGTCGTAGTTGGTCATGCTCGTTCGCTCCCACAGTCAGGCCCTTGCTGCGCGGGGGTTTCGGGCGTTTCAGGGCCTTGTTCGCTCCTACAGGTATCAGGCGACTCCTTGCTCAACAAATCCAATGGATGGGGCCCGGCAATAGGAGGCTCTACCGGCGTAATACGCTGGTTGTCGCGCGACAGTGAGAATGCCCGTGTGTTGGGGCATTGAAGTCCGCCATGGTCGGTGTAGCGACCGCAGATAACGCATCCGGTGTAGCCGATTACAGGCTCATCAAGCGCCGGCTTGAAAGGATGGCGAGCTGCCAACTCCTTGCGAAGCGCTTCGTTCTCAGCTCCAAGCTTTTCCGCCCTCGACCGAAATGAGTTTCGCTCCCTGGTGAGCTTGACCATGTCCGCGCCCATCGCCTTGCAGCTACCGCGTAAGCTTTCGTTCTCGGCCTTGAGCTGCGCAATCTCCCTTTCCATCGCGTGACGGCCTGCTTCTTGATCGAAGGCAGCGGCCTTGAACTGATAAACCTCCTCGATCAGCTCCAGCACTGCGGGAGGCGTGGCAGCAGAATGGAAAGCATCCATTGCACCAATGAGTTCGTGAATCGGTGTGGTGGCAGGCTTATCACCCACGGTTGCGGCCTCAGCCAGCGCCTTCAACTTCGAATAGTCACTCATCGAAACAAACTCCCCGCCGAAACCGAGACACGCTTCTCAGCAGCCCCCGGCTGATTGATCTGGAATGCAGTGCAGAGCACTACGAGGGTGATGATTAGGAGGGGGAGTTTCATGGGCGGCCACCTCTGTGCTTACGATTGCGAGCTTTCTCACCCTTCGAACGCGGGCGCGGAACGTGGGGGTCGGTATCGGCGACGCTGCCGACGTTCCCCGTCCAGCCGCAAGCTAAGGCCGCAATAGAAATTCCGATGGTGTAGGCGTGCAGTCGGCGGCTCATGGCGTCACCTTCACGCCAGAGGCTTCGATGGCTGCAACTACGTCAGGCGCCCATAGATGGCCGTCCATGCCATCTTCTTGCGGCAGCTCGATCACCAGCGCGGCGCGCGAACCATTCCAGAAATCGAAGTAGGCCTGCGCGGCGTAGTTGGTGTAATCGCCGTCCGCGTCCTTGGTCAGATGACCAGGGCCTAAGCCACCAGCAGGACTCAGGGCGAATTCTTCAAATTGCTGCTTCGACTTATCCATCACACGCACCCCCAAACCAGATTCACATTCACACTGCCGTCACCTACCTGCGCCCGCTTCTGACTCCCGTCCTGACGCACAAAGCGGCTATCTGCGCCTCTGGTCAGTAGGATCATGTCGGAGGCTGTAGGGATGATCTGGAAGCCGTCTGCGACGAGTTCGTTTACGGTTTGTTGTTGTTGAGTGGTCATCAGAAACCCTCCTTGCCGCGCTGAGATTCCCAGTCGAACTTAACGGCTACACCGCCACCCTCGCGCAGGCGATCCATGCACCGTTCGCCCAGGGCGGATGGCAACTGCTCGGCCTCGAGGTTGGAGACGATGATGGTTGGACGGAGCTCTTCGTAGCGGCCATTGATGATCGCGAACAGCGTGGTCAGCTCGAAGTCGCTTGGCGTTTCCTTGCTGACGCCGATTTCGTCCAGCACCAGTAGCGATGGCGCGATGAGACCTTGAAGGATCTGGGCTTCGGTCTGATCGCTGGAACGGTCGTAGGTCGCACGGATGGCCTGCAGCACCGAGCCGATGGTTCGGTAAACGGCAGTGGCTGTGGTGGTGCCCATGACTTCGTTGGCGATCGATACGGCCAGATGTGTCTTGCCGGTGCCAGGCTTGCCGAGCAGCAAAAGGCAGCGGCCAGTTGGCGCGATGTCAACGAAACGTTCCGCGTAACGAGTGGCAATTCGCAGCGCCTTCTTCTGGCCTTCGGTTTCGGCGATGTATGCGTCAAAGGTCTTGTCAGCAAAGCGCTTGGGGATCAGCGCCGAGCCGAGCTTCCGCGCCATTGCGATTCGAGCATCACGCGCTGCATTGGCCTGCTCTTCGGCTTCTCGCTCAGCCTTGGCGATCTTCTCGCACTCAGGGCAAATACCCTTGAATTCGCGATTGAAGATCACACTTACGCGCTGATCGTAGGGGCCGTGCTTCTCGCAGTCGGCGGGCTGGATGCGCTGACCAAAGCCGTCAACCACGGCAGACGATTCGATAACATTTTCAGAACGCATGTTCGCCACCCCCAAGATCAACAAGTCCACGGCTGTAATCGCGATCGGCGAAGCCGGTATGGCGACTAGCTGGTTTGGCGGATGTTGTTGCTGGTGCAGACTTGGCGAGGCGGTTAGCAATCCACTCGGCCTTGAACCCTTGCCAGCCAGCGGTGAGCGCTTCCGTCATCGCCTGAGTTGATGTGATGCCCAGTTCGGCGCACTTGACCAGTTCGGCGTTGAGCGAATCCCAAACCGTCAGGCTGATGGCTGAACGCTTGGTCTTGCGCAGGGCCAGCCAGTCGACAAGCAGTTGCTCAGGAATGGCGTGCGGATTTCTGGCGAGCATCTGAGCCTTGCCGAAAGGCGCCTTGCGTTCTGGCTTCGACGAAGCAGATTTAGGCAAATCAGCTTGGGGCGGATTAATCTCTTTCGAAGAAAGAGTTAATAGGGGTTCTTTCTTTGTATAAGGAAGGCAAATTGGCGTTTTGGTCTCACTCGCTTCATGTCTCAGTGAGACGATTTGGGCTGAGTGAGACGTTTTGGTCTCAGTGAGACATGGTTGTTTTTCTTCGTAGAAGAGCCATTCACCAACAGGGGAAATGCCGATATCGCCACGGCTTCCGCCAACACGGAAGATCACTCGGCGCTCCAGAAGGTGGCTGATAGCTTTCGACGTGACGTCACGACGCATGTTGGTCAGCTTACCCAACTCGTCTGCTGAGAGACGCTTGGTCTCAAGCTGGAAGCCAATAGTCTGCCGTGCGATCGCCATGACGACACGAAGCTCGCGCGCAGGCAGATCAACTGTCGCGAGAGCCTCCATGATTTCGTTGTCCATTCGGGTGAACCCTCGGGACTTGTGTATGTGGGTGATGTTTGTCATGATTCTTCTCGTTGAATTGCTGTTGAAAGAACCACCGGGCCTGGTGGTTTTTTTTCGCCTGAAATTCAGGCAGCTCTTACCGACGAGTCCATCACGTCCAGGCTCTTGCGAACGTGGTCGATCTCGACGCGTATCTGGGCTTTCTCAAACTGGTTGACGTGGTTGTCGCCCAGAGCTTCGTGAACGGCGATGGTCAGGTCTGCCACCTCCTTACCGACGTTGATCAGTGAAGATGTCAGCGCTTGCGGAGCAGGCATCACTTTGGAAACAACGTCGTAACCGAACTCAGCAGCTAAGGCGGAAAGAACGTTCTTGCGACCGTCATCTGAAAGATGAGCCAGCACCTGGCCGAACATCTCCAGATTCATCCGGTGCGCTTCACGGTTCGGGTTCGCGCAATCGAGCAAGCGCGTTTCGTTAACGCCCATA